ATACTGGTTGCAAGGTTCCTCTGATGGCAACCCACACTTGCCCGAGCCATCCCTGCCCGATCTGCTACCTGCAGCTGTATCCCGCTCAGGCGGCACCAATCGCTCAGCATGGATGCGTCTGTCCTCCTGGATCGGAAAAGACCTGCCAAGGCCCCTTGTGCCCGCGCCGACCTCTGGTGAGCGGGGTGCGATGACATGCACCTCGCGGGGGAAATCATACCGACCGTTCTGTGGTTCGCTCTTCTCGGATCGGGAGCGTGGTTCATCCGACCCAAGCGAACTGACGCACCCACGATCTATGGGGACGTAATTCAGCTTCCGGCGGAATCCCTCGGTCATGGGGAGCGCCTTTAATGGCATACTGCCCAATAATCCTTGGTAAACCGAAACGAACTGTCACGGCGGCAATCGGGCTGGCGCTTTCGCAGATCAAAATCGTCGAGCGTCTCACCATTGACGAGATGGCGGAAGAGGTCGGCCGCTCCGATGAAATGATGGCCCAATATCTCGCCGGCGAGGCTGAGATGGGGGTCACGGCATGGCTACGCGCCGTCGAGAAGTGGCCCGAGCTACCTGATCGTGTGTCCTACAATCTCGACGAAGCAGAGAAGGCATTTCGCGCAAGGCAACGCGAACTGAAGCTGGGATGAAACCTCTGCGCGTCCTTAGCCTATTCGCAGGCATAGGCGGATTTGATTTGGGATTGGAGCGCACTGGAGGTTTCAAGACGGTCGCGTTCTGCGAGATCGATCCATTCTGCCGGCGCGTGCTGGCGAAACACTGGCCGGAAGTGCCCTGCTATGACGATGTACGAACACTTACCGTTCAGCAACTCGATCGAGATGGAATCAGGCCGGATTGCATCGTGGGAGGCTTTCCGTGCCAGGATATTAGCCTCGCTGGATCTGGACGCGGCCTGGAAGGCGACCGCAGCGGCTTGTGGAGCGAGTTCCGGCGCCTCATTGGCGAAATACGACCGCAGTTCGTTATCGTGGAGAACAGCCCAGCACTCGTTGATAGAGGGCTATGCGACATTCTCGGACAGCTTACCGAGCTCGGGTATGACGCGGAATGGCACCCTATTCCAGCTGCCGCAGTTGGCGCCGACCATTTCCGCAACCGACTCTGGATTGTTGCCCACCCCGATGAAAAGCAGATGCGGCCCCGGTGGATCGCAGGGGTGCGCGACCGCAAAAAAGCTAATCGGGCGCGACTGGTATCTGCCGGAGGAAGCAGAGCAACTTATGGGATTCCCGATTGGCTGGACAGAGTTGGAGCCTGTGGAAACGCCGTAGTTCCTCAAATCCCTGAACTCATTGGTCGTGCGATTCTCGAAAGTCTCGCAGCATGACTCGCGGCCACAAGTTTCGTGCAACGCGGACAGAATGCTCGGCAGGACATTCGCATCCGTCGAAAGGTGAAGCTGGGCGATGTGAGCATTTGCGGCTTCTGGAGCGCGCGGGAGAGATTTCCAGGCTGGAGCAGCAGCCCAAGTTTCCCTGTCGAATCAACGGCACGCTGATCTGCACCTATGTAGCAGATTTCGCTTATTTTTCAAACGAAAAGCGCGTGGTTGAGGACTATAAGGGAGTCATAACTCCGATCTACCGGCTAAAGAAGAAGCTGGTCGAAGCGCTCTATCCCGGAACCGAGATTGTCGAAGTGAGGGGCGCGTAATGGGCAAGCGTTCATCCTTCGAGCGCATCCCGCGCGATTTCTATCCCACCCCGTACGAGGCGGTGATTCCGCTGCTTCCACATTTGCCTGAGAGTTCTACGTTCTGCGAACCGTGCGCTGGCGACGGAGCGCTCGTCAGGCACTTGTCCAAGCACGGCCATGAGTGCATCTGCGCGTTCGACATAGATCCGCAATTCGACGGCGCTTACTGCATGGACGCCACGCGAAACTGGAGCGATGGTGATCCCGATTTGTATATCACAAACCCGCCGTGGGAGCGAGAGACTCTTCACGCGATCATCTGGAATTTGAGCGCACATCTGCCGACCTGGCTGCTGTTCGATGCCGACTGGATTCACACCAAGCAGTCGGCCCCATTCATGCCGTGGCTTCACAAGATCGTGAGCGTCGGAAGGGTCAAATGGATCCCCGACTCCAAGATGACCGGCAAGGATAACGTGTGTTGGTTCTTATTTGACCAAAACAGCAGCGGACCTCCAATTTTCTACGGGCGAGAGACAAAATGATAGAAGAGTGGCGCGATATTGTGGCCGCCCCCGGCTATCAGGTCTCCTCCTTCGGGGGCGTCAGAAGCATCGACAGGAGCTTGGCCGTCAGCGGTCAAACGCGGAGGTATCGCGCTCGGATCATTGCGCCGACCTCGAACCAGTATGGCCATCTGAAGGTGCCGCTGCGGATCGCGGTCGGCAAGCCCAAGATGTTCTACGTTCACGCTCTGGTAGCGGCCGCGTTCATCGGCCCCCGCCCTTCTGGAATGGAGGTCGCTCATAACGACGGCAATCCTGCGAACAACCGCATCGACAATCTCCGTTATGCCACGCCGACGCAGAACCAAGCTGATAAACGGATTCATGGCACACATGGTGCCGGAGAAGCGCATCCGGCAGCGCTATTATCCGAAGCCGACGTGCAGGCCATTAGGGGCAAGCTCGCCGCCGGAATTCCGCAAAAGGCTCTCGCCGCTGAATACGGCGTAGCTCGCACAACGATCAGCGCCATTTCAACCGGGAGATCATGGAAATGACCCGGTTCGATGCAAACGACAATTCGCCGACTCAATTCATCGGGCGCGCCGCATGACTCGTCAAGACCAGGTATCCGAATGGATGGCAGCCTATGGTGGAACACCATCGCAATGCGCTGAGTGTCTAGGGATAAGCTACAAGGCTGTTCAACGGGCATGGCAGAAGGTCTGCGCCAGATATGGGTGGCAGGCGAAGTGAACCCGTCTCTCACCAACGCTGTCAGAACAGCCATCGCCAACAAATGCGCGAGATCGAGGATCAACGTTGCCGCGTGGGCTGCGACATTTTCGACATCGGCAAAGCATGTGCGGGAGGTTTGGGAAGCAGAACTGACGAAGCTCGCTCCCAACTCGAATTATGGCGGGGAGGGAAAGTGACAGCGGACGTAACCCGGCAGCAAATTGAGGCGCTGGCGTATCTGAAGGACGCTCGCAAGGCTGCTGTCTATCTCGGCATTCCACAGATCCAGGTGGAGGATGTTTGGGCGGAGATGCCACGCCCGCAGATGCGGGCGAATGAGGTTATCGAGGTCAACGGGAGCAACGGCTTTTATTCCCACCAGACCGCGCGTGAACTTGCCACTGAGGCAAGCGCAAGGCTCCGCGAGCAACTGCTAAGTTCAATGCTCCGTTGGGCCAATGACAACGGAACAACGCTCCAGCAGGCAGGGCAGTTCCTTTTGCAAGGAGTCGGCGCGTGAATCGCACAATGCGCGATAGCTGGCGCTGGACGCCTGAACAGAACATCGCGCTGGTGCGTCGGCGTTTGGTGGAGCGTAGGCCATTCAAGCAGATCGCGCACGAGTTCGGACGCTCAGAACCGACCGTTCAAAAGCAGTTCCACAGGCTCGAAACCATGCTGGAATCCTCGCACGGCGACATTCTTGAGCGCCACCGGGAAGAGGAACTGGACCTTCTTGAGAAGCTGCTGATGGAGCAGCGCATACCAGATTGCGGTGAGCTGGGATGAGCGTCCGCTGCATGACACGGGTATGGGATTTGGATTTGCCAGACAGCGATAAAATTGTGCTTTTGGCGTTGGCAGATTGCGCCAACGACGAGGGCCATTGCTGGCCATCCGTAGCCTCCCTCGTCCGCAAATGCAGCAAGAGCGAGCGCACGATTCAGGGCTCGATCAAGAGGCTGGAGGCCGAAGGGCTTTTGGTGCGGCGCGAGGTTCCTGGAAAGGGTTGTAATTACACAGTTTTGCCACGAACCCCCGCAGCGAATGCCCCCCGCAGTGACAACGCCCCCGCAAAGGCTTCGCCCCCGCAGGGACTGCCGTCAACCCCCGCAGCGGCTGCGGACAAACCGTCAAGAACCATCACTTCGGAAGCTAAAGCTTCCTCACAGCGCGTGGTCGATCATTACAACTCGGTTGCGAAGAAACACGGGTGGCCAGAGGTTAGGGTTCAGGACGCCTCTCGGCGGCAGACGTTGCGTCTCAGGCTGAATGAGCATGGCGAAAAGGCCCTGATCGGCGCGATCGACGCGATGGCTGCGTCTCCATTTCTCAGAGGAGAAGGGCGAGATGGGCGCTGGAGGCCTGATTTCGATTTCTTGCTCCAGCCACAAAGCCTGCGCCGCCTGATCGAGGGTTTCTATGGCGAGGACGTGAAGAAGCCGACGCGGCTCCAGCCCGAAGAGCAGCGGGCATACTTCCTGAAGAACGCGGCCTTTTTTGAGAGCATTGGCCGAGCTGATGAAGCCGCCGAGAGCCGACGCAAGGCAGACAGTTGCCTGGAGGCGACGCCGGTTCGTTTGGGGATTGCCGCCGCTCAAATCGTGAGAGGGGCTTCGGCGCGATGAAAAAATTTGATTTTCAGGTGTGTCCTACGGCTTTTGGTGAACCAGGAGCGAAGCGGTCACAGGACGACAAGCCCTACCGTGTATTGGTAGAGCCTGTCCGGACCACTTCAGTCGACCACGGCTTTCGGAGCCACCTGTCGCTTCGCAGTCGCTCGGGGATGGGACTATCCCAAGCTTGGCCGCTGCTTTCGAGGCTGTTTCCCGCCCCCCTCATCCCTGCTCGGCCTTTCGGACTCAGGTGGCGCTTTGATGAGGCCCTTCTGGTAACGCCGGAACGTTTGTCCGCTCCGCGCCAGAAGTATCAAGCCAACCCGCGAAGTAGAGCGGTCGCTAGCATAAAAATTGAGATGGTGCAAGCGGCATGAAACACGCACTGGACGACCTACGCGAGGTCTCACTGAAGCTGAACACGGTTAGAGACGAGATATTCGAGCTTGAGATGCAGATGCACACCAAGCGCCGGGAGGAATCCCGTCTCGCAAGATTGTGGGAGCTGGCGATCGATGAAGTGAACCGGAAGGCGGACGCGTGAAAATACCGCCATTCCTTTCCGCTGTCGCTGGCAAGGGGCCGCTTCGTGTCGAGTTGGTGAAGTTCGACTGGGAGAACCGCCGCCCGCGCTGGTATCATCTCGTTGCGGACGGAGAGAGGTTCCCGCTGGCTGGTGGACCAATCGGATTCATCATGGACGGATACCGGGGAATTGCTGGGGAATATTTGGCGAGACATCACGCTGAGTAACGGAAAGGGCGGGGGATGAAGGGCAATGCGAAGTTCGGGCCGAAGCCGATCAAGGTTTCGCTCACGCCTGATGCGGCCAAGCGCCTCGCCCACTCAATGCGCGGGACTGACATTTGGGAAGAGTGGGAACTAACCCTGGTTTCCAACTGCGTATCGGATCGAAAGAACCTGGCCGAGACGTTCAAGCTGTTCCCGCACCGCTCGTTCTATGCCGTCAAGCATGTGTATTACCATTACCGCTCGCTTCAGGATGTGGTGCCGATCAACTGCCGCCAGAAGGAAAAGCGGCTGACCGATTTTGACGCTCGGAAAGACGCCATTGAGGGCTCGGCCAAGCTATTACAGGCCATGATCGATGCGGGCCTGGTTCAGGCAATGAAGAAGGCTGGGTGATGTCCAAGAGAACGAGGATCGAACCCGGCATGTGTCTTCCTGGAAAGGGAGAGCTTCGTCCGCCATTGCGAGTCATCGTTGATAACGACCAAGCCGAACCCGACAAGTCTCTGTCAGTAATGGATAGGCTATTCGACTTCTTTTTAGACGCCAACGAGCCACGGGAGTTTCAGCGAGACGTGTTGGACGTTCTGGTGAACGAGGGGCTGCTGGTTCGTAGTGACGGAAGATATTACACCCGCTCTGAATTTATAGACAAGTTCGGTCGCGATAAGCCTGGGTCGTGGCGCGATTATCGGGCCGCTGACCTAACGTGATAACGGGGGATCGCATCGAAAGCGCCGATGAGGCGTGGGGTTGGGCGTGCACGGCGGCAGATGGTGCGGCGATGTGCCTCTGCGAGGTCGGTAATGACGATGCGTTGGGAGAGGTTGTCCGCGTCTGGTCCGCGTATGTTGAACTGGCAACGCACCTAGAGTTGGGCGGATACATTCAATGAGCGGCGGTCGCCCCTCGAAATATGATCCAGCCTATTGCGAGCAGATCGTTGCCCATATGTCAGAGGGCGCGAGCATCACATCGTTTGCCGCCGAGATCGATGTTGCGCGTTCAACCATCAACGAATGGATGGAACACAACCCAGAGTTTTCGGAAGCCGTAAAAAGGGCGAAGGCGAAATGTGCCGCATGGTGGGAGCGTATCGCCCGCAATGGAGCGCAGGGTGGGGATGCTAATCCGACGCTCTGCATCTTCGGCCTCAAGAACATGGCCGATGAAGATTGGCGTGAGAAGCAACTACTCGGCTCCGATCCTGAGAACCCATTGCCCGCAGGCTTCATCCTGAAAGGCATACCGGGTGCCGAAGAGTGAGCTGCCAACTTTAGAGCTTCCGGCATACTATGTGGATCTGTTCAAACCTGCTCGGCATGTGGCGTGGTATGGAGGACGTGGCGGCGGCAAGAGCTTCACGGTAGCAACTGCGCTAGTTCTCCAGGCTCTCGACCGTCACGAGCGGGTGTTGTGTGGGCGCGAAATCCAGAAGAGCATCAGGGATTCATCCAAGCGCCTGCTGGACGACGCAATCGACCGGCTTGGGGTTCGAGCGGCCTTCACCAGCACGGAGACGGAGATACGCGGGCCTAACGAGAGCCTGTTCCTGTTCTCCGGTATCAAGGGCAACGCGAACGGCATCCGCTCAATTGAGGGCATAACGACCTTCTGGGGCGATGAGGCGCAGGCATTCAGCCAATCGTCCATCGATTCCGTAGAGCCGACCATCCGGCGTGAGGGGTCAAGGCTAATCTGGACGTGGAACCCGGACCTTCCGACCGATCCGGTGGATGCGATGTTCAGGGGCAATCATCTTGAGGACGAGGACAGAGCCAAGTTCCAACCACCACCAAACAGCATCGTTCGCGAGATCGGCTATAAGCATAACCCGTGGTTCCCGAGCGTCCTTCGGGAGAGCATGGAATACACGCGCGCCAGGGATTACGACAAATACCTCCACGTCTGGCAGGGTGAATATCGCCGCAATTCCGAGGCGCGCGTGTTCAAGAACTGGATCGTGGAGGAGTTCGAGAGTGATCCTGGAGCTGAGTATCGATTGGGTGCGGACTTCGGTTTCTCGATCGATCCGAGCTGCGCTGTTCGCTGTTACCTCAAGGGCAAGCAACTGTTCGTCGATTACGAAGCATGGGGACTTCACGTCGAGACGGTCGATCTGCCGAGCCTATTCATGGCGATTCCGGATTCGGAGAAATATTGGATGACGGCGGATTCCTCCCGCCCGGAGACGATCAGCCATCTCCGCCGCAACGGCTTCCCGCGCATTCAATCGGCAATCAAGGGCGCTCGTTCGCTTGAGGAGGGCGTGGAGTTCCTGAAGAGCTACAACCTCGTTGTTCACCCGCGCTGCGTCCATGTGATCGATGAGCTGACCCACTACAGCTACAAGGTTGACAGCCTCACGGGACAGGTGACTGCGGTTCTGGCCGACAAGGACAATCACCTGATCGACGCGCTGCGCTATGCTGTGGAGGGAGCAAGGCGGGCGCTGACATCTGCGCCGCCACCTGCTTCTGTTGACATTCCCTCGCTCGTCACTGGATTTGCGCGCCGGTAACGCTCGGAAAGTCGGCGCATCAGATCGCCCGCCCGTAAGTCCACAACATGGCCGAAACCCATGGCAACCGGGACAACCGGCTAGAGAAAATCCACGCCCGCGCAGTCAAGCGCATGGACATGGTGTGGGTGGTCCAGAAGGACGAGCGCCGGGAATGCCTGGACGACCGCCGCTTCTGCGCGATCCGTGGCGCGCAATGGAGCGATGAATGGTCCACCCAGTTCGAAAACGCTCCCAAGCTGGAGATCGACAAGACCAAGAAGGAGCTTGAACGGCTCTATTCGGACTATCGCAACAACCGGATCAACGTCGATTTCCGCCCAGACGATGACGACGGCGACGACCAGACCGCCGAAGCGTTGGATGGCCTCTACCGCGCCGACTTCGAGGATTGCGGGCAAGAGGCTTTGGACAATGCCTATGATGAAGGCACCGCCGGCGGAATCGGAGCGTGGAGACTTCGCGCCGATTACGAGGACGAGTCCGATCCCGACAACGATTACCAGCGCATCTACTTCGAGCCGATCACGGACGCGGATCAGCGGGTCTATTTCGATCCGGAATCGAAGCGGCAGGACAAGGCAGATGCAAAGTGGTGCATCGTCCTCACTCCGGTAAGCAAGGAGGCTTACGAAGAGGAATACGAGGGCAAGGCTATCTCCGCGTTCGGGGATTGGCCGGTCTACACTGGTGACGGCTTCGTCTGGCGCAACGAGGACACGGTTTACATCGGAGAATATTACGAGGTCGATCTAACCAAGGCGCAGAAGTTCACGCTGTCTCACCCAGTGATTCAGGATGAAAAGACGCTCATCGATCCAGACGAGGAGCTGCTTAAGCAACTGAAGGCCGAAGGGTGGTCGGTAGAGCGTGAGCGGACGATCAAGAAGCCCAAGGTCACGAAATACACGCTGACCGGCAAGGAAGTGATTGCCGAGGAGCTGATTCCCGGACCGAATATTCCAATCATCATCTACATTGCCAAGCGGCAGGTGGTTCAGAACATCGAACGCTGCTCCGGCTATGTCAGGAAGGCGAAAGACCCGCAGCGGCAGTATAACGCTCTAGTCTCGCAGTTGGCGGAGATTTCAGCCTCAAGCCCGGTTGAGCGCCCGATCTTTGATCCGGAGCAGATCGACGGCAATATTGCGCAGAGGTGGGCTGAGGCGAACGTAAAGCGCCATCCATACGCACTAGCGAAGGCTCTCAGGAACCCGGACGGCACGATTGCTCACCTTGGACCGATAGGCTCGGTCACCGCTCCGCAGGTTCCCCAAGCCACTGCGGCGCTCATTCAGATCGCGGGCTCCGATATTCTCGACCTCACCGGATCGTCGGAGCAACCGAATGAGGTTCCGGCGAACACGTCTGCTGAAGCAATCGAGCTGGTCAACACCCGCGTTGATGATCGCACGTTCATCTACCTCGACAGCTTCGCCAAGGCCGTAAGGCGGTGCGGCGTCGTTTGGAAGGGAATGGCCGGGGCTCTGTATGTCGAGGAAGGCCGCAAGATGCAGGCCATCGATACGCAGGGAGGGCGGGATTACATCACCATCGGCCAACCCGCGATTCACGACGACAAGAGCTATGGTGTGCAGAACCTGTTCGACGGGCCGTATCGCTGCGTAGTGGACGTTGGGCCGTCCTCCCAGACGCGCCGCGATGCGACAGTTCGTTCGATGCTTGGAATTGCCGAGATCGCCGCGAAGGCTGGTGACGTTCAACTGTCCCAAGGCGCAATCCTATCCGCTGTCTCCGAAATGGACGGCGAGGGCATTGACGACTTCAAGAAGTGGATTCGGATGCGCGCCATTCAAATGGGTGTCGTTCAGCCGACCGATGAAGAGAAACAGGAGATGGCGCAGCAGCTCCAGGCGGCACAGCAGCAGCCGAGTCCGGAAGAGCAGCTTGCGGCCGCCAAGGCTCAGGACCTCATGGCATCGGTAGACCAGCGCAAGGCTGATACGGTACTCAAGGTTGCCCAAGCCCATGCCGTCGGGGGTCCGGACGCCGTTCCCGACACACCTACGGGCCTAACGCATGTGAAAACCATAGCTGACATCAGCAAGACTGCGGCAGAGACGGAAAACCTTCGCCAGCAGACGGCGCTGGAGCCGACAAAGCTACAGATCGAGGCCGTGAACGCGCACACAAATCGCCTGAAGGCAGCGCAACATCCGCTCGGAAAGTCGGCAGCATAATTTTTGACAAGATACCCTTCGCCAATCGGCAGCCACCAGCCGCAACGGTGAGAGAGAAGGGTCTTTATGGCAGAAATGCAGGGCGAAACGCCAACCGCAGAGGATGAAGTTCTCGAATTGACGGAGGAAGTCGAACCTTCCTCAGAAAGCGAGGCGGAAACCGAACCGGAAAGCATTGATGACGAAGAAGTCATCGTTTCGTTCGGCGACGAGGCCGCGCCAGCCTCAGAGGAACGGGATTCCGAAGTTTTACGGAACCTCCGAAAGCAATACCGCGAAGTGGTCCGCGAGCGCGATGCTCTCAAACAGCAAACCGCGCCCAAAGTCCCCGATGCGGGGCCTGAACCGACACTCGAAGCCTGCGATTGGGACGAGGACAAGTTCAAGTCATCCTGGCGTGAATGGAATGCCCGCAAGGAAGCTGAGGAGGCAACAAAGTCTGAAGCTGAAAAGCAACAGGCTGCCGCGCGTGAGAAATACCAGGCGAAAGTCGCCGCCTTTGCCGAACAGAAGCAATCGCTTCCGGTCAAAGACTTCGACGATGCCGAGGCCGAAGTGCTTGGGGCATTGAACCAGGCGCAGTTGGCAATTCTCATTCACGGTGCCGAGAACAAGGCGCAGTTTGTCTACGCGCTCGGCAAGCATCCGGAAAAGCTGAAGGCTCTCGCCTCGATCCACGACCCAATCGAATTTGCTTTTGCAGCAGCTCGACTCGAAGGACAGGCGAAGATGGAGCGTAAACGACCGGCAACAGGCCCGGAAAGCCGCGTTACAGGTGCGGCCAAGCTGGCCCATGCCGACGGTGCGCTATCGGACAAGCTGAGCGCCGAAGAGTGGGCGAGACGCCGCAACAAGCAACTTCGCGAAGCACGCCGCCGCTAACTCTCAACCCAGATTCCACGCCGTGAGGCGTCGAGTCCCTCAGATGGATTACTTCAATGGCGAATACGATTCTCACTCCGACCGCAGTTACCCGTGAGGCGCTGCGCATTCTCCACCAGAAGCTCAACTTCGTCGGCACGATCACTCGCGACTACGACAGCAGCTTCGCCCAGAGCGGTGCTCGCATCGGCGACACTCTCAAAATCCGCAAGCCGAACCAGTTCACCGTGCGTTCGGGTGCCAACCTCTCGACTCAGGATGTTACCGAGCAGTCGGTTTCACTCCAGATTTCGCAGCAGAAGGGCGTTGACGTTCAGTTCAGCTCGACCGAGCTGACCTTGGACCTCGACGACTTTTCCGCTCGCATTCTGGACCCGGCGATGTCGGTCCTCGCGGCCAACATCGAAGCCGATGCGATGTCCATGTACAAGGACGTTGCCAACTCGGTCTGGAACGGCGGTTCGGCTCTTACGCTGGCGAAGGTTCTCGCCGGCCGCAAGATCCTCCAGAACGCGCTTGCTCCGCTCAATGCCAGAACGGCGAACCTGAACACTCAGGACAACGTCGATATGGTGACGGACACCAAGGGCCTGTTCCAGGACTCCACGGCAATCGCCGAGCAGTACCGCGAAGGTTACATGGGCCGCACCGCAGGGTTCGACTTCATGGAAAACACCCTGTGGCCTGCTCACACCCGTGGCGCGGCGAACGGTTCGTATCTCGTGAACGACACCTACGCTGCTGGCGACACCACGATCACCGTGGACACCGGCACTGGTGCGGCGAAGAAGGGTGATGTCATCACTTTCGCGAGCGTCAATCGCGTTCACCCGGAGTCGAAGATTTCGACCGGCATTGCGTTCCAGAACGTGGTCGCGGCGGATTATGCGGGTGGCGCGGGCGATATCAGCCTTGCAATCCCAATGTATGCCTCTGGGCCACTCCAGAACGTCGATGCACTCCCGGCTGACAATGCGGCTGTCACCTTCCTCGGGACGGCCTCGACCGCCGTTGGCACGTCGCTTCTGTATCAGTCGGGCGCGTTCGCTTTCGCGACTGCCGACCTTCAGATGCCGAACGGCGTGGATTTCGCCGCTCGGGAAGTCATGGACGGAATCTCCCTGCGTATCGTCCGCGACTACGACATCAGCACGGACAACTTCCCGTGCCGTATCGATGTCCTCTACGGCTACAAGACGCTCCGCGCCCAGTTGGCGTGCCGTCTGCACAATAACTAAGAGCGGCAATCCCTCCTAACCGCTCGGAAAGTCCGCGCTCCTAACGGGGCGCGGATATTCCCCTAGGGATGGCGGACATCATCCTCACCCCGAAAGCTCCGGGCGAAACGGTCCGCTACGACGTTTCCTTTCCAGAGATCGATCCCGACACGATCACGTCGGTTATTTGTTCGGTCACGTCCGGCACGATCTCCATTTCGACCGATCTCCAGTATGGCGATGCGGACGTTTACCCAATCGTCTCTGGCGGCGCGAGCGGCGAGACCGCCGTTTTCACCGTCACGATCCAAACCGGCCTCGGTCAGACGCGCATCAAGACATGCTCGCTTTTCATAGCCACCAGCGCGGACTCGTCGGGGCCGGATTCCACCATAACCAAGGGAACGATTGTCATTCGAGCCTTGGGTAAGCTCGGGATCGCCAATTACGTTTTCGACACGGAAGCCGAAGAGGACAATTCGGCCCTGAGGCAGTTGGATTCGCTCGGGGCCAAGTGGCAGGATTCGCTTGAGCAACTGCCCTATTCGCTCCCGGCAACCAACGGAACCTCAAGCCCGTCAGATAGCGCAGGCATAGACGAAGCGGACGTTGACGCCTTCATCTACAACCTCGCCGAAGTTCTCGCTCCTGATTACGGCAAGAGCCCTGCCGGAGTGGCGAAACGAGCCGCTGACACGCGTTCAGACCTGTTCGTCAAGTATGAGGCGACCCGCGAGATTGCCATGCCTAGACGGCAGCCAACGGGAGCCGGTAACGACCGCTGGTTCAGCCGCCGCCGCTTCTTCACCGGCAGCTAAATGCAGCTCCCGATCCTATCCGGGGTGTATTCGCAAAAGGGGCCTGATTTCGAGGCGTCCTATCCGGTCAACCTCGTCCCGAACTTTCAGGAAACCAGCATTTCCGAGGGCTATCTGAGGTCCGCTCCGGGGATCGACGTGTTCGCCGTTGGGGCCGGGACCGATCGGGGAGGCTACAACTGGAACGGCGCGCTCTATCGTGTCTCTGGAACAACCCTCCTCTCGGTTTCAAGCACCGGGATCGCGACCGTCATTGGAGACGTTGGCGGAAGCTCCAGAGTTTCGTTCGCATCTTCGTTCGATCGCATGGGAATCGGGAGCAACGAGCAGCTTTGGTATTACGACGGGACAACGCTCAGCCAGGTTACAGACCCGGATTTAGGCGTCGTTCTCGATGTGGTGTGGCAGGATGGCTACTTCATCACCACTGACGGCACAAACATCGTCATTACTGAGCTGAACGACCCAACTCAGGTCGATCCTCTAGCTTATGGGTCTGCCGAGGCCGATCCGGATTCCATCCTTGGACTTCTGACCATCCGTGGCGAACTTTACGTCCTCGGCCAGCGAACAATCGAGGTGTTCTACAACACCGGCGTTGTTACCGATGCCGCTCCGTTCCCGTTCCAGAGGCAGCGGGGAGCGCAGATCGACAAGGGCATTGTCGGAACCCATGCCAAATGCCTGTTTCTCGACTCCTTCGCTTTCTGTGGGGCGGCGAGGAACGAACAGCCGAAGATTTACGTCGCCGGATTGGGGCAGGCAACGGCGATCAGCACGCGCGGGATCGAGCGGATGCTTGCCGCAGTCGCTGATCCTTCGACAATCGTTCTGGAGGCAAGAAACGGCGACGGCGCGAACTCGCTCTATGTTCATTTGCCAGACCAGACGCTGGTCTACGACCACGAGGCGAGTCAGGCGGCGCAAACCCCGGTCTGGTATCGTCTGGCGTCGGGGATTTACGCGGACCAAGCTTACCGTGCTCGCAATTTCGTTTACGCTTACGGGCAATGGCATTGCGGGGACATTCAGAGCTTCAATCTCGGGGTGTTGGTAGACGATAACGACAACCAGTTCGGCGACAAGACCGAGTGGAAGTTCGACTGCCAGCTTGTCTACTCTCAGGGCAAAGGCGGCATCTGCCACGACCTTGAACTGGTAGGGTTTTACGGTCGCGCAACTCCCGGCTCGGAGCCAATCGCGTTCATGTCATGGACCGACGACGGGGTTGCATGGTCGCAGGAACGCGCGGCGAGGACGGGATTCAGCGGACAACGCAGTCTGAGGGTTGCTTGGCGCAGGAATGGATTCTTCCGCCAGTGGAGAGCCTTCAGGTTCAGGGGAATAACCGGGACGCCGGTTAGTTTCTCGCGGCTTGAAGCTAATATCGAGCAGCTCAATGCCGGTTGATCTCACTCCCTTCTCCACCTTCACGTCGATGCGCCGTGCGGACATCTACAAGTTCGTCGGCAATGATCCCCGCACGGTAAAGTCACTCGAGGAGCTGCAAAACCTTCTCTCGGGCAATGTGCCGAGTGCGCTCAGTTCGATCCTTGGAACGTCGATTATCGCCGGAGACGGATTGACGGGAGGGGGAACGTTAAGCGCCGATGTGACCCTGAATGTCGGGGCTGGAACGGGGCTCATCGCCAACGCGGATGACATTGCCATTGATATCCCCGCCGAGCTTGAGCGCATCCAGGATGGCGTCGGAACGATTCTCACCGATACCGCAACAATCGACTTCACCTATGATGACGTAACGCCCGCAATCACCGCCGATGTAAAGGACGGAAGCATTGGCACGGCCAAGCTGGCAGACGGCGGTGTTACTCTAGCCAAGCAGGCAAACGTCGCGACCGGGACGGTGTTCTATCGTAAGACCTCCGGAACCGGCGCGCCTGAAGTCCAGACGCTCGCAACGCTCAAGAGTGATCTCGGGCTTACTGGAACGAATAGCGGCGACCAAAGCATTCAAACCCTTCTGGACAGCATCAGTTCAACACAGGGAACGGTCCTCTATCGGAGCAATTCCGGATGGTCCGCGCTATCGCCAGGAACGAGCGGACAGGTTCTTAGAACCAATGGAGTGGGTAGCAATCCGACATGGGCTGCCGTCGGGTCCGGAACTACTGGCGGTAATTCGCTTGCGTGGCCGATCCAGGGGACGCCAGTTGCTTCGGCTACGAGTACGGCTGCGCACGGAGTCTATTTCACGGCGCTCACAGATTTCGTGGTGTCTGGCCTCTGGGCGCAGGTAACGACTGTATCAGGGGCCACCTATAGAGTCGCAATCTATCAGGTGAACACGTCCGGGCTGATTTCAGCGGTTGTTGCTGACAGTGCCGATATCGCTTCGCCGGGAGCTGTGACGGGAACAAACGTCGGCGCAAAATTTTCAACGCCGGTCACGTTGAGCGCCGGTAACAATTATATCGCATCGTTCAGGAGAACCGATAGCACTGATTCTGTGGTCGTGGGAGTGTTCGGGCTAAGCACTTCAGCACTGCCGGTCTATACCGGCCTTCCTATCCAATACACATCTACCGTCCAGACCAAGTTCGCAACGCTGGCAAAGGCGACACCGGCTGTAGGAGACACATGGACGTTAGGAGGAAACGGTTATTATGCCATCTCCGTGCTCTACACTAGCTGATCGGTTTCCTGTCTGGACGCCATTTCTCACCAGCAATAACGATAACGCAGGTGAGTGACATAAGGGCAAACCCTGCCGCTATCGCATATCCAAAGTCCCTCAGGCTTGGCGTTACCCCTATGAAGTCGCCGTGCCTCACTGTTTGTGAGAGAACGAACCCGCTGCCAAAGTGAAGCATGAGCGCCCACGCGCCTAGCTTGAAATCATCACGCGACACGAAGCCCTCCTAACCCGAGCACCCCCACACTAACGCTCGGAAACTCGGCAGGCAATTCTCCTCGCAATTACCGTCTCCAGCATGGCGACGGCTGCACGGATCATTGAGGCTGAACCGATCACGGCACAGGTCGAATCCTTCAGTGCCGCTCGCCCGGAACTTGAGAGGCTGTTCCCGCTCCACTGGAAAGAGCTTGCGCTGGAGCAGGACAGGATTCCGCTCGACGTAGACTGGCCTCGCTACGCCCAGCTTGAACGGGCGGGAATCCTCCTCTTCGTGACGCTTCGTAGGGCTGGCCGTCTTGTCGGCTACTTCATGGGCTTCGTCATGCCCCATCTGCATTACAAATCCACCGTCACCTTGGGAATGGATATCTACTGGACCCACCCCGACATTCGCGGCGGCACAGCAGCGCGCCGGTTGATGCGCAAGGTCCATGAGGAGGCGAAAGCTCGGGGAGCAGTCAAAGCCTTCGCTGTTTCCAAGGATCACAAGGACTCGTCGCGCCTGTTCAAAGCGCTCGGATACCGTCCCGTCGAGACGGTTCACACTAAGTGGATTGGTGAATAGATGGGCGCGATAGCTGCTGCATTGATCCCGGCGGGAATTAGCCTCGTCGGCGACATCATCGGGGGCAATTCCGCGTCCGATGCGGCGCACACTCAGGCCAACGCCTACCAGAACGGCATCAATACCGTTGAGGGCTTCAACAACCAGACCCGAACGGACCTTATGCCGTGGCTGACGGCGGGGCAATCCTCGCTCGGCGGTCTGACGGCGCTCCTCGGTCTCGGTGGTAACGGAGCCCAGCAGTCGGCAATCAACAATCTCCAGTCCGGGCCGCTGTTCCAGTCGCTCTATCGGCAGGGAACGAACGCCATTCTCGGCAATGCCTCAGCTACCGGGGGATTGCGCGGCGGCAATACCGAAGGCGCGCTATACAATCTCGGCTCGGATACGCTGAACCAGGTAATTCAGAACCAGATCGCCAATTTGACGGGTCTTTCCGATACCGGGTTTCGCGCCGGGGGGCTGTTGGGGCAGTTCGGGCAGGACACTGGCAACAGCATCGCCCAATTGCTCGCGTCTCAGGGGACCGCGCTCGCAAGCGGCCAGCTCGGATCGGGCTCGGCTCTGGCGAGCGGCCTGAATGGCATTGGAAGCCTGTTCGGGGCTGGTGGCCCGCTGGCCGGAATATTCGGAGGAGGTGGTGGCGGCGGGTCGATCTCCGGCTTCGATCCTAACGACATGAGCACTTGGGATCCAATCGCTGGAAGCGTCGGTTTCTAGCGATGTTCGAGTATCAGCCTCCGACAAACCTGTTCGGCACATTCCTTGCCCCTGTGTTGCAACAGCAGCAGATGCAGTTGCAGCAGCAGGACGCCGCGCAACAGGCACAAGTGATCAAGCTGCAACTGGCACAAGCAGCCCAGCAGCAACAGCAGGCCCAGCAGTATCAGGCGGACGCGCAATCGGTTCTCTCCAACCCGACGCCAGAAGGCTTTCGGGCGCTGATGCTCAAATATCCGCAGATGCACGAGGGGGTGCAGTCGGCGTTCCAGAATTATTCCGATACCGAGCAAAACCGGATCACCGGGATTGCGTCGTCGGTCTATTCTGCCTTGAGCAAAGGCGATCCCGATGCAGCCGCAAGCGCACTGACGGACTACAGCTCTGCGCTCAAGAGCGCGGGCATGGATACGAGTGTTGCAGACAATGCTCTCAAGCTGATCCAGAGCGGCGACCCAGCTAAGGTGAAGCAGGCGCAGGGCATGGCTGGCATGATCCTGATGAACGCCTATGGCCCGGACAAGGGCGCGGAAATCCTGAAGGCGCTGACGCCGGACACGAAGGACGGCTTCACCCTCAATCAGGGCGAGTATCGCTACGACTCTGACGGAAACCTGATTGCAGTCGGCGGCATGGCGAAGGACGATGGGTCAACACCCGCTCCCGCCGGAGGAAATGCAGGCGTCCAAGGCGCGATCAACCACGTTGTCGGCCTGGAGGGAGGATATAACCCCAAGGACGCAAACGGCTCCCCGACGAACTTCGGCATCAACTACAAGGCCAATGCTGGCGTCCTGAAGGCGATGGGAATCACGCCTGCCAACTTCAAGGATATGACGAAGGATCAGGCCGCGCAGGTCTACGCTTCGAAATACTGGCCCGCGTCCGGTGCGGCTGATCTCCCGGCGAATCTTCAGGCTCCCTATTTCGACGTTTACATTCGCAATCCCGCACTAGCCAAGGCGGCGTTGGCGAAGTCGGGCGGCGATCCGCAGAAGTTCGTCGAGATTTCCAACCAGATGTTCGCGCCGTTCCTCGCGAAGCATCCGCAATACGCGAGCTCGTATCAAGACCGCTTCAACAGCAACATGGCGATTGCGAGTGGGCAGTCTCAGGCTCCATTGCTGCCGAGCGACACGCAGAATCCCGCACCTCCGGGCTTCCACTGGATTGCCGGACCCAACGGAGGACAGTTCCGCGTTCTCAGCGATGCGGAGGTCAAGCAGCGCGGGCTCGATCCTGGCCAGCAGTATCAGCTAGACACGAAAACCGGCAAAGTCACCGGCCTTGGAACGAAAACAGGCGGCGGCGACGTTCTCGGGCAATACGGCATCGCTCCGGGAGAAACCGGGCCATCCGTTCTCGCTAAAATTCCGGCAAGCCTCGCGTCTCAGGTCAAAGCTTTGGCCGAAGGGCGGCTTCCCATGCCGTCCAGCTTCGCTCTCGCAAAGCCCTATTGGCAGACGCTGCTACAACTCACGTCGCAATACGATCCGACGTTCGATGCTGCGAGCGCTCCCGCGCGTAAGGCTGCGATCACCGCATTCACCGGCAACGGAAAGGCTGCGCAGACAATCGGTTCGGTCAACCGGGTGGCGAACCACCTCCAGCTTCTGTGGAATGAGTCGAATAAGCTTGTCGGTCCCGATCTCGGCAACTCCATGCTCAATTCCGCCGCCGCTGGCATCGGACAAAGCTTCGAACCGCGGGACGCCAAGGCATACGACACTGAGGTGCAGTTCATCGCCGGTGAATTGGAGAAGATCGCCCGCAACAGCCCCGGAACCGTCTCTGGCGTCAATGACATCATCAACAACCTCAGCCGCAAGCAGTCTGCGTCAACCCGAGCGGCCGCGATCAAGGCTGCCGTGGGGATCATATCAGGCGCAATCGATCCGCTGAAGGATCAATACAACAGCGCGTTCACCAACGGTTCGGCGCGCCCCAACATTCCTTGGGTCTCTCCGAAAGCGCAGCAGATTTACCGCAACATCGCTGGGGTGGATACGAGCCTCACGGGGGCCAATGCGGACACTAACGCGACCGGCGGAAACACGACCACCACCGGCGTCAAGTGGCGGATCGTCCAGTAGATGCCGACCCGCGTTCAAATCGATGGCGTTGGAACGGTAGAGCTGGACGACAGTTTCAAGAGCCTTCCACCGGACCAGCAGCAGGCGACAATCAATGAGATTGTCGCGTCGGCGAAAGGTGGCACACCAACTGGAGCGACGGATCAGTCAGATCAGCCCGCCCTTCAAGGCTTTAGCGACGACCAGAAGCAGGCAATCCTCGGCTACCTTCCAAAGGCGAAGGACGCTGCCGACCTAACCCAATTCGCGCATGACGTTTCCGGCGGAACGCATACCATCGGCAACGCGCAGCAGATTCTCGACTATCTGAAACGGGGCGGCGATCCGTCAAAGCTCCAGTTCACCGATCCCGTTGCAGCTCAGGCTCCGACGCAACAGCCGTCCACACTTGAGAACCTTCGCAATACCATCGGCGAAGGGATTCTCAATGCGCTCGATGGGGTAATTCCCGGCCTCGGTTCCGTCCTTCGCGGCAACAGAGACAGTGGAAAGGCCTTTACAGAGCACGTCGCAAATTCGATGGTCGGGGACTATGGCCCGGAAGTCGGCGGCTTCCTGCACACGATCCTGAGCCCAAGCGAATATAGCGAGTTTGGAGCCAACCTGGATCGCAATGTCGCTCACGATCGCGCGATCATGCAAGGCGACAGCGCGGGGCACGGAGTTGCGTCTATCGCCGGAGAGCTTGGCGGAACGGGCATTGACGCCATGCTCGGCAATGAAGCCGGGTTGGGTAATCTCTCGCGGCTCGGCAAAACCGCCGTGGCAGCGGGACAGGGAGCGATTTACGGATCCGGCGCGGCGGGACCTGGAAACCGGGTCGCGGGCGCGGTAACCGGCGCGGCACTCGGGGCGGGAACGGACCTCGCACTTCCGATCATCGGCAAAGCCATTGCGAGCACAGTCGCCGGAGATGTGGCAAACAGGGAGTTTGCGAACGCTGCCACAAGGCAGGGCGTCGATTACATGGCTGCGGACCTTCCCAACGCCACCAAATCCAAGTTCGCGACCTCCCTAAGCGCGCTTACCCTTGGCGGCATTCCTCTGGCGGAACAGGGCGTGAAAAATGTTGCCAGCGCAGGAAACGCCGTTTCGCGGGTAGCAAGCAGCATCGGGAATGTTGCGGACAGGACTGGCGCCGGACAGGCTGCGCAAAGCGGCGCGAACCAGTTCGTAAAAAGCAGCGGCGACACGCTGAACGCGCTGGAAAGCAAGATCCCCATTGCCGCCAATGCTCCTGCGACAGTGGCGAACACGCGCTCGGCCCTTTCCAATCTCGCTCAGTCGTTCAGCAGCAATCCAAAACTGGCCGACGCCTTTGCCGATCCACGGATCAAAGCCTATCTTGCAGCACTGACTCCGCAGACGACGCAGGAGGCGACCGGACTTCTTGACGCAGCGGGAAATCCGATCACGCGCGACGTTGTCCACGGAGGCGGCTTGTCATGGCAGGACTTGCGCGACTTCCGCAGCCGCGTAGGCGAGATTATCGGGCAACCCGGCCTCGCCAGCGACGGTGCGCAGATCGGACAATTGCGCTCGCTCTACGGGGCGCTTTCCGATGACATTCGCCAGACTGCTGCAGATCAAGGGCCGGATGCTCTGAATGCCTGGAGCCGCTGGAATAACTATGCGAGGGCTCGCGCGAACCGGATTGGCAATGTCGTCTCTCTCATTCTCGGAAACGACAGCAACAAGGCCCCGCAAACCGCTTTCGAGGCGTTGCGGCGGCTCGCCCAACAGAAGGGGGGTGATCCAATCAGGCTGGCGCAGGCGCTTCGCTCAATGCCGCAGGACGAAGCGAATACCGTTCGGGCGACGATCCTCGAAGATTTGGGCCACGCTCCTGCCGGACAGCAGAATGATGTTGGCAATGTGTTCAGCCCCGCAAACTTCGTCACTCAGTGGAACAAGATCAGCGACCGGGCGAAGAATGTCCTTTTCACCGGGGATCATCGGGACGCGCTGAACGACCTCGCCAAAGTCTTCTCAGGCATGAAGTCGTCAACCAAATTCGCCAACAGCTCGAAAACCGGAATCGGCGTGATTGCGTCAACGCACACCGTCCCTGCGGTTATGGCAAATCCCGTCCTCGGCGCATTGGACATGGCGCTTCAATACGGCGGCGGAAAGCTATTGGCCTCTCCGGCTTTTGCGCGAAAGGTCGCATCGACGCCGATGAGCATGGCAGGAGCCAGAGCCTATTGGTCGCGCCCGTGGGTCAATGCCATCGCCGCAAAGGAACCGGCCATCGCGGCTGAGATCAAGGCATTCCAGAGCGCGTTCCTGAACAACGCCAATGACAACAGCGTTAGCTCCCTAGCTGCCCAGCCCCAGAGCGACAATCAGGACCAAGCCGCTCAAGCACAGTAACCTGAACCGCCTCTGCGGGATAAAGCAAAAGATCAGGACTGCGAGCGAGACGAGAACGGACCAGCGCACGCCTTCGGTTTACTCCCCGCTCGGAAACTCGGCAAGTAAATCCGTGGTTTCATAGACTCTCCGGGTCATGCAGCAGGTCCAGAACCCCTATCCCGGCTTTGTTGGACTTGACGGGACGCCGCTCGAACTCGGCAACATCTACATCGGGGCGGAAAACGAGGATCCGGAAACCAGCCCGGCCACGGTCTATTTCGATTCCGGAGCCTCGCAGACCGCTTCCCAGCCAATCCGGACGATTGCGGGATATCCCGACCAGAACGGCTCACCGGCCCAGCTATGGGTAACGGGCAAATACTCGATCCGCATCAGGGATGCTCAGGGCAACCAGATATTCTACAACCAGTCCGCTGGCGGGGATGATCGCCCGTATCATATTCACACGCAGTTCCTCGCCGCGTCTCCCGGTGCTCAGGCTTATGTCTGCATCCACGTTTTCGGGATCGGGGTTTCCCTAAGCGCGAACCTTTCCGGCTCCGTCTGGGCTTATGTCGGGACCCCTCCGAGCGCCAGTTGCAACCTCGATATGCGAGCCAACGGCGTTTCGTTCGGAACGCTGACAATCTCCACTTCGGGAACGGTTAGCGTCACTTCTACGGCGCAGTCCTTCTCTGCCGGAGACAGGTTCACGCTCAAAGCTCCCGCTGGCGGGACGGACCTCGTTGACCTCGGGATTACGATTGCCGGAGTCCTCTCGTGAGCATCCTAGCATTCGGCGGAGAGATGGGGTTTTTCCTCCCATCTGACTCTAGCGTCGTGGAAGCAACCTCCGGCCAGTATGATCACACTTTCGCCCGTTGCGCCACGCGCTCACCTGATGCGGCGTCCTATATGGACACCCCCAATGTCGGGGCGCAGGCGAACTTCTGGCTGCACTGCGAAACCGTCATTCACGGTTACAACTACAGTTCGACGCAGGAGCGTTCGATTGAGCTTCTGGACAGCGGCGGTATCGCCCAACTCAGGATCACCGTTACCTATAACGCAACGCAGCAATGGAACGTGGACAAGTGGAATGGCTCTACTTGGGTAAC